ATGCGCCAGAATGCGCTGTTGCTTGAGCGAAAACCTGCTGTACCGCCATCGAAACGGGCACATACAGGCAGAGTGGCTGTGAAAGAAAGTAATCAGCGATGGTGCTCTGACGGGTTCGAGTTCCGCTGTGATAACGGAGAAAAACTGCGAGTCACGTTCGCGCTGGACTGCTGTGACCGTGAGGCACTGCACTGGGCAGTCACTACGGGCGGCTTCGACAGTGAAACAGTACAGGACGTAATGCTGGGAGCGGTGGAACGCCGCTTCGGCAACGAGCTTCCGGCGTCTCCAGTAGAGTGGCTGACGGATAATGGTTCATGCTACCGGGCTAATGAAACACGGCAGTTTGCCCGGATGTTGGGGCTTGAACCGAAGAACACGGCGGTGCGGAGTCCGGAGAGTAACGGAATAGCAGAGAGCTTCGTGAAAACGATAAAGCGTGACTACATCAGTATCATGCCTAAACCAGACGGGTTAACGGCAGCAAAGAACCTTGCAGAGGCGTTCGAGCATTATAACGAATGGCATCCGCATAGTGCACTGGGTTATCGCTCGCCACGGGAATATCTACGGCAGCAAGCCAGTAATGGGTTAAGTGATAACAGGTGTCTGGAAATATAGGGGCAAATCCAACCAGTAACACCGCTGTTCCGTTCGTTCCCGTGAAGTAATGACACCCGGCCAGTGCAAACCGCTGGCCGGAGCAGTATCAGGATTTTTTAGTATGCCGTTCTCACAAAAAAACCGCTTGCCATGCCGCAATCAGTCAGGTTACATTTTCGCTGCACCTCATAAAACGGGTGCCGGGTTTCGCAGCCTGCTGACAACCAAAGCGCACAACCGCGCCAGCGGTTTTTTTGTGCGTACTGTATTGCCACGTTTTTTTCGCGTCAGAATTATGGCGGGGCGTACGGGGCCGACTTCGGTCGGGCCGGGTTCTTTGGTTGCCGGTACTGCGAACCCCGTACGTCTCGCCACCCACAGTTTCGCAGCTCTGGATGGTGAGTTTTCAAAACTTACAACCAAAGAGGCCACACCATGGCAAACCGCAAACAGCACCGCGCTATCGCGGAGCGTCGTCACATCCAGACTGAAATCAACCGCAGACTTTCCCGCGCATTCCGCGTCGCTAAAATCATGCACATCAATATGCTGCATGAGCGTAGCTGCGAACTTTCAAACCTCTACTCATCCGCTGTTTTCAGTTATCTGGCGGATGATCTGCGCGAGCTTCAGCAGCTCATCCAGCAGCAAAACAAACTCCATTAATTCCTGTTCCGGGCCTTTCCTGCACCTTGCGGCAGGAGGCCTTCGCACATCTGTAACAAGAGGATTGCCGCAATGATTCTCGCCAACGACTTTCTTGAATACCTGCTCAACACAGAGCGTGATCTTGCCGTTCGCGTGCGTGAACGTTATGACATGTACCTGAAATCCCTGCCTGTACCGCAGCTCGCTGACGGAAAGATTGTTATTGATGGTCGCTACATGATTGACAGCCACGAGGGAAATTACAGGCTTTACCGCATTGAAGGTGGCACTCCGTCCGTTATTGGCATTTACCAGCGCCCACCCTCTGCAATCGTCGATGTGATTGCCGACAGCATCCGCATCACACATCGCTATGCCGACACAGAAGACACCGTGCTGGAAATTCAGCGGCTGGCTGCCGTTTGCCGTGACACCCTGAACGGTATGACGCAGTAAATCAGTATGACGACAGAGTACATCAGGGACTGGCAACAACCGCGCCACGCAGTGGGGCGTGAAGGAACGGGGATCCCCGCACCTGAATCCGCGCTTTCCTCCTGGCTGGATGCCTACCAGGCAGAGAACGAGCGCCGACAGGAAAAGGCTGATGCGGCGTTCTCTGCCACGCCACTGGGCAACCTGATTAATAAAAGCCTGGACGCACAGGAAAAACAGGACAAAACCATCACGCTGGCAGGAGACGCCAGAAGACAGGCACGCGGCGCGGTGGATGAAGCCATGGCCTCGCTGCGCCTGCTGCCGTCCTATCTGCGCGATCCGCTTATTCGCCACCTCTCCTTCCTGCGCAAAAAACAGGAAGTCGATCGCCGGAAAGGCAAAAAGAGCTGGCAGGCAGAACGCTATGCACGCGGAACCCTGCGCAAAATATTCGAACGTCTGGATCGCACTGACGGACACTGGCTGACACCGGGTTATCGCTCCCTTGCCGGACGCGAACGCCTGGACGATTTGCTTTACCTGCCGCAGCTCAACAAACACCAGATACAGACGCTGGCCACCATGACGGCGGCGATGTTCAGCAGCACCTTCGAAAAACTCTGCGATGGCTTTGGTGCGACTGATGGCGAGCTGACCATGGATGTAACGCTGAAGGCGTATCAGATGCTGGCCCGCATGGCGTTACACCTGCACGCCATGCCTCCGCATTATGACGCACTGACAACAGACAAAGGCCGGAGGAACGAACCAGACACGGAGCTGCTGCCGGGCGCAATCCTTCGCCTGACCTGTGCGGAATGGTGGAAACGCAAACTGTGGCTGTTACGTTGCGAGTGGAGAGAAGAACAACTCCGCGCCGCCTGTCTGGTTTCCAGAAAAACATCGCCCTATCTGAGCCAGGATGCGTTAAGCGAGTTTCGCGCACAGCGCGAGAAAACACGCGATTTCCTGAAAAGTTTCATGCTGGAAAACGAAGACGGGTTCACGATTGATCTTGAGACAGTGTATTACGCGGGAGTAAGTAACCCGGTTCACCGTAAGGCAGAAATGATGGCCACCATGAAGGGGCTGGAACTTCTGGCCGAAGCCCGTGGCGACAGAGCGGTGTTTCTGACTGTCACCTGCCCGTCAAAATACCACGCAACAACGGAGAACGGTCATCCGAATCCCAAATGGAACGGGGCCACTATGCGCGACTCCAGCGATTACCTGGTTAACTCGTTTTTTGCGGCGGTCCGCAAGAAACTGAACCGCGACGGCCTGCGCTGGTATGGCATCCGCACGGTGGAGCCTCACCATGACGGCACCGTGCACTGGCATATGATGGTCTTTGCTCATCCGGAAGAAATCGACACCATTGTGTCCCACACCCGCGATATTGCCATTCAGGAAGATCGTCACGAGCTGGGTGATGATATTACCCCACGCTTTAAGGCAGAGTACGTCGACGGCTCAAAAGGCACACCGACCAGCTACATCGCCACCTACATCGGAAAGAACCTGGACAGCCGCGCCGTGGATGGTATCGACCCGAAAACGGGCAAGCCACGCGTTGACCACGAAACCGGAAAATCAATGGCCGAGAGCGTGGAGCGCGCCATCGGCTGGGCGCGCCTTCACCGGGTCCGCCAGTTCCAGTTCTTTGGCATCCCCTCCCGTCAGGTGTGGCGTGAACTGCGCCGCCTTGCCAGCCAGATGGCACGCAACCCGGAAGGCCCGCAACGGCTGAAGGATGACGCAATGGATGCAGTGCTCGCTGCCGCTGATGCCGGGTGTTTTGCCTCCTACATAGAGAAACAGGGCGGCGTACTTGTTCCACGCCAAGACTACCTGATTCGCACCGCCTACGACCTCGCAGATGAGCTGAACGATTACGGCGAACAGAGCGTACAGATTTACGGGATCTGGTCACCACTCATCGGGGAGTCTTCCCGTGTGTGCACACATCCGGATAACTGGAAGCTGGTAAGACGTAAACCGGAAGCGGAAGACAGCGCCCGCGAAAATGGTTTTGACCTTCAGGGCGGCCCTGCCGCCCCTTGGACTCGTGGCAATAACTGTCCCCGTGTACAGGAAACGGACAACAACGGGACAGAACAGCCGGAAGAACGGCCAGCACCGTGGCCGCAGCTCCCTGACGGCGTTGAAGTGAACGAATGGATGCGCTCACTGAAACGGCACGAACGCCGGGCGCTGATGCGTTCGCTTCGTGACAAACAGGCAAAAAACAGCAGTGATGAAATGCAGAACTGGACACAGAGCCGCAAACAGTCACAGCCTTTGCCTGATAACCACGAATTACTCGCTAAAGAATGGCGGGAATCTGCCGAATCTCTCGGCCTGCATATCGGTGAACAGCAGATGCAGCACCTGTTACGGGGCGGCAGCCTGTACGTTGACGGCAGCATCATTGCACCACAGGGATTTGAAATTGTACGTAAACCGGATACCCGCCCGGACAGCCGAATCACGCAGCTCTGGCAGCACCTGAGCCGTAATCACGGCGTAAGCAGCACGGAGATCCGCCATAATCCGGTCGCCAGCTATCTGGCACAACTGGGGGCATCAGACCCCGAAGCCGCCGCACGTCTGGCATCCACACTTCAGCAGGACCAGAACACCATGAAAACCCCCGTTACCGTGCTTTCTGACATGCTGCGCGCCATCCGTGACGCAGAGCACGCACAGAGAATCAGTGAAACAACTGAACGCGCCCGCCGCAAAGCAGACCTGCTGCGGGGTGGCCTGACCAGTAGAAACAAAAAACAGACAGAAACGGGATTCACAAATCCCGTAAATGAGCAAAAAACGCGCCGCGATATATGAAGCGCGCACAAAACAGGCGAAAACGGGATTTAAAAATCCCGTAAACGATTAATTAATCAACATAAGGAAAAGCGACATGAAAATTTGTATCGACGACGGCTCCACCAACATCAAGCTGGCATGGACTGAGAACGGCGAACGCCGCAACGCCATCAGCCCGAACAGCTTCAAGTCGGAATGGTCTGCGCCGTTCGGTGGCACGCAGCCCGCGAACTACATGCTTGATGGCGTGCGCTATGGTTTTGATCCGGTCAGCGATCGCTTTGTCCAGACGACCGACACGCAATACCAGTACAGCGATGTGAATGTAATCGCCATTCACCACGCGCTGGTCAAATCAGGCATCACACCACAGGAAGTGGATGTGGTTGTTACCCTGCCACTGAGCGAGTATTTCGACACAAACGCACAGCCGGACATGGCCAACATCAACCGCAAAAAAGCGAACGTTATGCGCCCGGTGGAGTACCAGAACGGCGAGGCATTCACTATCCGTAACGTGCGGGTTATGCCTGAATCCATTCCGGCTGGTTTTAAGGCACTGGCTGACATGAGTCCGTTTGAATCCCTGCTGATTGTGGATTTGGGCGGAACCACGCTGGATGTGGCAAAGGTTCAGGGGCAACTGGCAGGTATCAGCCAGGTGTTTTGCGATCCACACGTAGGCGTTTCTCTGATGGCCGATGCCGTGCTGTCGGTGATGGCCACCAACGGTATGCGCACCAGTCACCACATCGCCAATACCATTATCGAACATCGCCACGATGAAGCCTGGCTGCGCCAGCACATCCACAATGACGCGCATTACGCCAGCCTGATGGCAGTTATTCGTGAAAAGGAGGAAACACTGAAACAACGCGTGATCCGCGCGCTGGCGGTTTTTTCGGGTTACGGGCGGGTGATGGTTGTAGGTGGAGGAGCGGAGATTGTGGCACCCGCTATCCGCGAAGCCTGCGGAGTTAATGCGACTTTCATCGCGGACGGGGTGCCACAGTTTGCTCTGGTTAATGGGCTGTACGCAATGGACAAGGAGTAAATCAATGACGACACCAACCAGACGGATAAGTTTCTATCTGAAGCCCGCCGTCGTCAAGAGCGAACGGGAGGCGTGCAGTTACCTCGACAGCCTGCCAGCCTCCGAACGCAGCCGCGCACAACGCGCGGCTTTTCTGGCTGGACTGGCTCTTATAAAACGCACCCCCGCGTTGGCGTATTCGCTGGCAGAATGGTCAGAAGACGAAATACGGATGCCACCGCTACCAGTACAGCCTGAAAAACCGGCGCAACCAGCAGCAGACAGCGCCCCCCATATGCAGCAGGTGAAAAAGAATATTCAGGCGTTTTTCCCGAAGTGAAAACAGGAGTAACTATGTCCACCATTACCAAAGAATGGTTACAACGTAAAATCACAGAGTTTAAATCGTGGCGCGAAGACATCCCGTTCGGTCTTGATGAAGACGATCACAATATGTTAATCGCACTGGAAATCGCACTTGCATCACTGGAAGCAGAGCCAGTGGCATGGATGCACGCAAATAATCCTATTGGAATACCGGCGATAACAAGAAGTAAAGATGTTGCAGACAGCTGGCGCTCTAAGGGATGGAATGTATTGCCTCTTTATTCACTGACCCGCCCCATCAATTTATGCCATTAATGGAAGTAATCATGATGAAAGATAATTCCGGAAGCCAGCGTGCATCAGTTGCAGTTATGGTAATGATTAAATTTGTGAAACAGTACACCGGAAAGCCAATCTCACTCCGGCAATTAAGCAAAGAAACCGTTTCACTGTCATATCTGGAGCAAATATTCAGATATTTACGGGAAAGTAGCTTGGTAAAAGCCACACGCGGCCCGGGTGGTGGATATATCCCGACAAAAGAAAATTACAGTGTTGGTGATATTGTCCGGGCAATGAAATGTTCCGGATTATATACACAGCACGTTATTCTGGCTGCACTGGATAATATTTCTTTAACCAGCCTGCAGGAAGACACAAATTATCAGTTGTCTGCCATTGAATAAGAAAACCCGGAACGGGTGCGCAAATTCTTTGTGCGCCCGTTCCGGGTTGGACAAGCGAAGCGCGTCAGCTATCCGGCCTGCAACAACTCCAGAGCCATTTGTTTTTCTTCCGGACGCATCCGCTCAATCAACAGCTTTAACACACCATTCTCCAGCCCGCTGGGCACCAGTGTGTGCGAGTAGGTCAGATTCATCACCCAGGTATGTCCGCACTCGAGACGGGTGCAACGGTAATACACATCAGCAAACTGATCGGTTTTCCAGGCTGTTTTCTCAATCACTGCATGTGCACCGCAGCAATGACATCGCGCTTTCTGTCTGCGCATTTTCCACCTCCCGGAACAGCGTTTTACTGCCACCGATTTTACCCGCTCTTTCCCCATACCGCACATCACTCCATGGGTTCATCAAAATCAAGAATAAATTTCACCTCCCCCAGTCGTCTGATATCCGGGTCGCTGTTGATCCCCTCCATAATCAGGCGGCGCATCGGGATAACCTCATCCCTGTAATATGCCTCGCGGGATTTCAGTGGGTCACCAAGCCCGGCCGTATTTGCGGGAATGATGCCGGCAAGTCCGGGTGGGAAACGGTGCGCGACGAGCTGATCCTGGGCACTGATGGTTTTTATATTCAGGAACTCATCTTTTGTACCTGAATCCCCGATAGGGATCACCTTAACGCCTTCTTTGTCTCCGCCCGGTATATTGATAAACATGGATTTAAAATTGCCCGCCCCTTTTGACGCCTCTATCTTTTTACGGAATTCCGCCTCGAGCTCGGGATCCATGTCCGGGTCAGTGGAATACAGGATATAACCAAGATGTGCGCCGTTCTTGTAATACTTGCGGCGAAAGCGGGTGGCATCCACATTCAGCATGGCGGATTCCATCCCGTGAATATAATCCGGTACACCGTAAACCTGCTGTTGCGGGTCATAAATGGCCACGAACACCACTTCGCCTGGCGGGTAAACGAGATCTTCCAGTGCCGCCTGCACAATCACCGTGCCACCCTCGTTGTTACGCCGCAGGTACAGCGACGGCAGTGTGTGCAGGCGCACTACCAGACCGAAGCCATTGCGCACTTTAAGCAGACCCATATCCCCGAATATCAGCAGATTGGTCACCGCTGCCGCCATGGCGGCGTGTGTCATACCACCGCCCCCCCTAAAACCCTGCATGATCATATTGACGCGCGCACGCAATACCGCGCCGTGATACGGTGCGATATTGGCCAACATAGCGAGATCCATGCGCTCAATGGGCGGCGTGTACCAGCCGTTATAGCCATCCCAGAGCGAGCCGTAATAACAGCCCCATGCAGCGACTGGTTCCGGGTCACCAAATTCAATAAACGTCATTTTGCTGGCTGTTTTTTTTGCCACGCCATCGTGTAGCACGGGGGATTTTTTCTTTTTACTCATCTGACAGGATCCATGTTGATTTGCGCTTGTGCTTATAGTTCAGGGGTTCATTACTTGCGGCATGAGCTATGGCAAAGAAGATGTCTGCGTGCCCGGTTTTTTCGCTACGTTCGGCGGTGAAAGTGACTTTATTGCCACTGTTAGTGGACTCCTGACGAATGGCCAGGAACGATGCCGGAATATCTGTGGCTTCTTCATCCCACTCAATACGGTTGGCGTAAATCAGATCCAGCATCTTCATCACCAGGCGGTTTTTGGATTCAACGCTGTAATGAATGGCCACTGTTTCACGGCGGGCAAATCCCTGAACCAGCTCAAAGACACCGTAGCCAAGACCGGTGACGTCAATGCCGATAAATGTCATGTTATAGCGCGCCTTAATGCTGCGGATACGCTCTGCCATAAACTGGAATGACATACTGCGCCAGTGGTGTTTTTCCAGCACGCGGAATCGTTCTGCCGAAACCAGCGGCGGTGCCAGCACCACAAACGTGGCGTTATCGCCGGAGCGCGCAGGGTCAAAGCCACCCCACACCTCACGGTTACCAAATGGCATGGGTTCTTCCGGGTGAAAATCCTCCCACGTACTGACATCAACGCCACAGCGCACGAGGTCATCGAATTTAAAGACGCTCTCTTTGTCATCCACAAACACACACATAAACAGCATATTGAACGCTGTTTCGTTGTATCGCTCGCGCAGCTCGTTGATGTCAGCAAGGTTAAAGCCGCCGGCAATGGCATCTTCCAGCGTAACCACATAGCGCCACTGACCGTCCGGGCATTCGCGCCCGCCATCACGCAGTTCATCAAAGGACGGAAACTCAACCCCTTTTCGTTTCGGATCACCTTTGCGCCATTCATCGCCAGACCAGAACGGATAACCCTGGTGTGTTTTGGATGACGGCGTGGAGAAATAGGTAATGCGCCAGTGTTTATGGGTGGCCATCCCTGACGCCACTTCATTGAGACGGCGAAAACCGGGGATCCACAGGTATTCGTCAATGTACAGGTGGCCGCTGTTTGACTGTGCCGTGTTGCTGTTGGTCGCCAGAAAATACAGTTCAGCCAAATTACTTAACTTAACCGGATTGCCTTTAATGGGAATGCCAAACTCTGTTTGTGCAATTTTTACAATATAAGTACGGAACACTTCGGCCTGACGTTTTGATGCCGATAAAAATATCTGTGTGTCGCCGGTTAATACCGCATCTTCAAACGCCTCAAACGCGAAGTAATACGTCGCCCCAATCTGACGGGATTTAAGCAGGTTGCGTACACGGCGGAATTTGTTTTCACGCAGGCGCAACTGATAAGCAAACAACTTCTTCGTAAACGGCTCAAAACTTTCAGCAGTCAGTCCGGAAACGTCATTAGTTTTGCGGGGACGCTCTTTCTTACCTGCACCTTTTTCTCCGCGTTCTTCTTTTCCATAACGGCCCGGCTGGGGGATGTCCACTCCCATTCGCGCAATCTCAGCCATTCGTTCCGTGTGCTTGTTTCTGACCGACATTAGTTTGACGTGATGACCAATCAGGCGGTCGAGTTCATCGTGTTCTTCCGGCGTTTTATGGTCACGCTCCGCCAGTACAGCGAGACGCCGGGCGATAACATCCTCCACACCTTCCGTATTGAGCTGCGTGTACCACTCAAACTTTGTCGCCCAGTAATAAACAATTCGCGGGCTGTTCAGTCCGAGTTTCTTTTGTATTTCTTTTGGTGTGTGCCTTTTCAGATAGAGCGATTTTGCAGCAGCAATCACCTCATCAGAATACGCCATAAATAAACCTCACCTGCTGATGCAATTTTAATTTATGCATTTTCAGCAAAGGCTTTTTTAAAAACGAATATCGCTTTTCGGTATTTTTCGGATATATACGCATATCCGAAAGTACCGGAAATTAATCAGATGACGACATTTTTATTTCTCCGTTAAATAACGCCAGTTTAATTTTTATCAGCGGGTTAATTCAGATGTCGAAACTGAAAACAGACTGGGTGGTCGTAGCCACTTCAGGCCCCACCATCGACGGTCGGGAAATTGATCCAAAGTGGCTGACGGATGCCGCCGAGGTTTATAACCCGGACGAACACACCGCCATGCTCTGGCCGTTTCATGCCAGCGCCGGCTGGCGTGCTTTCACCAATAACTATGGTCTTGTTGATGCACTGAAGGCGGAAAAAGTCGGTGATAAAGTGCAGCTGAAAGCCCGCCTGATACCCAACCGCTTTCTGACCGAAGCCAACGAGGCTGGACAAAAACTTTTCACCTCCATAGAGGTAAAGGAAAACTACCTGGGAACAGGCAAATTCTTTGTATCCGGTATCGCTGTGACTGACACACCGGCCAGCATCAACACCACCCGCCTGCAATTTTCGCAGGGAGATTCCATTCACATGGGGAATGCAGAAGAACTGAATTTCACGCTGCAGTCTGACGACGAGCAGGCCAAACGCAGTTTCTTTTCCGGCCTTTTCTCCGTGGGACGCAACAAACAGGAAAACGATATGAACGAAAAACAGTTCAGCCAGTTGATGGACGCTATCAACAAAACCGGCGAACGCCTGGACAAACTGGAAGAAAACGTCGCGCAGTTCAGCGCGAAGGATGCCCCGAAAGATACCTGTGATAACAAGCCGGAAGGCAGCACCGGCGATCAGGGGCAGGACAACGCAGAACAGAACAACAAGGACGACAAAACCTTCACGCTGACCACCGAGCAGGGCGAAAAGCTGTTCTCCACAGTGAACGCCATCGCGGAGAAGGTTACCAGTATGGAAACCGCATTTGCTGAACTCAGCAAGGACGCCACGAAGCTGCCGGGCAACAATCCGGCCGGTGGCGAAACTTTTAACCTGGTGTAACCGGAGAGAACGCAATGAACATGACACCAGAAGCACAAAAGCTGGTTAATCAGTACATCAGCGAACTGCAAAAAACATTCAGTGACTGCGGGAAATCAAGCGATCGTTTCTTTTCGCTGACCGAGCCACGCAGTATTGCTCTGCGTAAAGCCCTGCTGGAAAGCACGGAGTTTCTGAGTTTCATCACCTGCATGGACGTTCCGCACCCGCAGGGGCAGGTCGTCACCGTGGGCGAATCCACACTGCGCACCGGTCGCGTGAAAAGCGGTCGTTTCGCTAAAGGTTCGGGCATCAAAGGCAACGAATTTAAACTCGTTGAAACTGATTCCTGCTGCGTGATCACCTGGGAACAACTCGCCATCTGGGCGAATGCCGGCAGCCCGCAGGAATTTTTCAACCTGATGAACTCCGCCGCCGTTACCAACTTTGCGCTGGATATGCTGCGCATTGGCTTTAACGGTAAAACAGCAGCGGAAAACTCTGACCCGGAAAGTCACCCGAACGGCGAAGACGTCAACATCGGCTGGCATGAAATCGCCAAAAAGTGGGGAGAACAGCCCGGCAATACCTCCCGTATTCTGACAGACGCCGTTACCCTGGGCGAAGGCGGCGATTATGTCGGTCTTGATGCCATGGCCTCAGACCTGATCCGCACTTACATCCCGGCACAGTATCACAACGACCCACGACTTACCGTACTGGTCGGCGCAGACCTTGTGGCTGCTGAAGAACTACGCCTCTACAACAAAGAGGATAAGCCTACCGAAAAAGTGGCCGCACAGTTGCTGACGAAGAACATTGCAGGCCGCAAGGCCATCATTCCGCCGTTTATGCCGGGCAAACGTATGGTGGTGACCATGCTGCCAAACCTGCAGATCCTGACGCTGAAAGGCTCCCGCCGCCGCAAGGCAGAAGATGTGGGCGATCGCAAACAGTTCGAAAACTCATACTGGCGTTACGAGGGGTACGCCCTGGGCGATCCGGATTTATATGCTGCCGTAGATGAGTCTGCGGTCACCATCGCCTGATAAACGGAGCGCACGGTATGCCAACGCCAATGCAGCGACAACGTGCCCGACAGATGGATGAGCGCCGTGCGGCGCTCATGACCAGAACGGACGGGAGCGCCATCAGCACAGAGAGTCAGCACATTAAGCTGCTGGCACTGGATAACGACATCAGACAACTGCACAACATGGAGCTGCTGTCTGACAAGCTGGAATTCAAACGGAACACGCTGCTGCCCCGCTGGCTGCCACACGCACAGGCTTATCTGGAGGGGGAACGCGTCTATCAGAATCCCATTCTGGTGTACTGCATCATCTGGCTGTTCGATACCGGGCAGTTTGAGATGGCGCTGCGGTGGGCTGACATTGCCATTGAGCAGGGGCAAAAGACGCCGGAGAACTTCAAAAGCGAGCTGCCAACGTTTGTGGCCCATTTCATTCTTGAATGGGCAGAAACCGAAGCTGAACGCGGGAACAGTATCGCGCCATATTTTCAGCAGGTGTTTGAAAAAATCCGTGACAAATGGCGCGTGAATGAACGCCTTGCTGCCCGCTACTGGCGCTTTGCAGGCGTCCTGCTGCTGCGCGGCGATGACGGTAAACCGCTGGCCAGTGCAATTAACGATCCGGAGAGACTGCAACAGGCCGACCAGTGTCTGGAACAGGCTGCCTGGCTGCATCCAAAAATTCAGGTGAAAACCCTGCGCCAGCGCATTGCCGCAAGACTGCGCGCGTTGCAGGGCACGTAAACGACTCCCAACAACCGGGCGGGCGCGGTGGAGGTGTGCCGGCAAAAGCCATCAGCACACTGCGGAAACCGGTCAGCCCGCCTTTCCCCGGAGTGAGCATGTTTGACGGGAAAAGCATTCACTATCAGCAGGCCATTATTCAGAACGATGGATTCTGGCCGGATATTGATGCCGGCGATTTTGAAAAGAGCCGCAGCATCCCCGCCGTCACGTCACACGAAACGGTGCTGACGGCGCTGCTTTGCGCGGTAACAGAGATTAACACTGAACTGGCTGCACGCCGTGAATACTGGCAGGAACAGGGCTACATCCGGGCCGCTGATATTCCGGGTTACACCGTGTTGCAACCAGAGCCGCGCAATACGGATGCACAACCTGAACAGATGCAGAACCACATTACAGCACTGTACACCAAGGCTGTGTATGCACGCGCAAAGGCTGATCTTTTGCCGGAATCTGCCAGCGTGGGGCGACGCGAGGCGCAGCCCTCATCAGAAGCCAGCGAGAGCCGCCGGACGTTGCTGGCTGAAGCGGCAATGGCGGTGCGGGCGCTGCTGGGCCGACCGCGTGCATCCATCGCGCTGATTGATTAAGGAAATGGTATGACGCAACTCGCCAGCCTGACGGCATTCATTGAAAACAATCTGCCGGCACGCGCACGCATTCCGTTCACCAGTGACATGGATGACATAACGCTCCTTCCGTTTACGAAGTCGCTGGGGCACGGGCAGTTATGTACGCAGGTCCGAAAATATACAGCTTTTCTGCGATGGGACGCATGGCCCTATCGTCAGCTCAATCCGGATTTGGTGTTTTCTCTGGTTGAAGCCTGGCTGGCAGACAACGCCGGCGACCTGCGCCAGCGCCTGGCACCGGATGCGCCAGCCGTTGACGTCGAAGTGGATGATGAAAATGAAGTTGCATGGTTGGAAATCAGTCTGCCGCTGGTTGATCCCATCACCCTGGTTGAGGATGAAAACGGCCCCATCCCCAGAGGCGGGAAACGTTACCAGCTGGAAAAGCCTGAAATCTGGGTGGCTCAGGCGCATCAGCTTCACTGTCAGGTGATGCCATGACGCGCCCAGTGATTAACGAGTCACAACTCCGGCAGGTTCGTCGCGCCATCAGAGAGGCAGAACTTCCGCCGGCAAAGGCCAGAAAGCTGCTGGTTCGCATTGCGAAATACGGCCTGATACCGGTTGCACGACGCAATGTGAAAGCACAGCGAACACCGGAGGGGGCAGCCTGGGCACCACGAAAAAGACCGGATAAAGCCAGCGGCAGGTATAAAAACAAAATGCTGCTGGGACTGCCGAAACTGCTGGCCATCAGGGTTGACGGCAGCGGGAAAAGTGTCCGCCTTTTCTTCAAAAAAGGGGATTACAACACCGGCTCTCATGGTGGGGCGGTCGCGTGGGTGCAACAGCACGGCGCAACCATCAAAGGCCGCGCCACAAAACGCCGGGACAGCGAAGCCATGCGCACCCGTCCCGCCACACGACGGCAGGCAGAACGCCTTCTTTCTCTGGGCTTTCGCGCCCCCGTCGGCGCAGTCAGCAAAAAAACCGGACGCAGGGGACGCAGAAAGCCTTCTCTGAAATGGATTATGGAAAACATGAGTATGGCGCAGGCCGGACTGGTGATCAGCATTCTGAAAGGCGAGCAGAAAAAACGTGTATGGGAAATCAAAATCCCCTCCCGCGCATTTCTGGGAGCCAGCGATGCTGAATTTGCCCGCATTCTGGAAGCGCAGCTGCGCAGCCTGCATTACGGCGGCACGAGATAACAAAATCAGGAGACAAACCATGACATGGCCATCTGTCACGATTGAACAGTACAACACATTCAGCAGTTCACCGGACGGCGTGGAAAATACGCTGCTGTTTGTGGGCAATGCACAAAACAACAAAGGTAAGGTTCTGCCGGTTAATACCAACAGCGATCTGGATGAACTGCTGGGAACAAACGCCAGCCCGCTGAAGAACTTCCTTCAGTCTGCGCTGACCAATGCCGGACAGAATGCCTTTTTCTATGTTGCCGTTCTGCCGGAAGCCGGCAAAGGCAAAAGTGTAGCGCCAGCCTACCAGGTATGGCAGAACGCCATACTGGCGGCTCAGGAAACTGTATCAGTTGAAGGCGTGGTGATCACCGAGCCGGTCAGCACGAAGGATGACATCAACGCCATACAGGCGTTACGTCAGACCATCATCAATAAATATCAGCGCCGCATCTGGTTCATCCTGACCATCGCCGCCAACGACAACAGTAAAACCTGGGCGGAATACGTTGCCGAACTGACCGCGCTACAGAAAGGCATTGCTGCTCCGCAGGTCATGCTGGTTCCGGAGATTTTTGGATTTGAACCGGGCGTTCTTGCCGGTCGCCTGTGTAACAGCGCTGTTACCATTGCTGACAGTCCGGCACGTGTGGCAACCGGGCCCCTGTCCGCACTGAAAACCACAGAACGCCCGAAAGACAGCACAGGGCAGGCAATTGATCTCGACACTCTGCAGGCACTGGCAACCGCCCGCTACAGCGTGCCCATGTGGTATGCCGACTATGACGGCCTTTACTGGGCTGACGGTGTAACACTTGAGGTGGAAGGCGGGGACTACAACGTCATTGAGCATGTCCGCATTGCTGATAAGGTGGCGCGCCGCGTGCGGCTGATGGCCATCCCCAAGATTGCCGACCGCTCGCTGAACAGCACGCCGGGCAGCATTGCCGCACATGAAACGCTGTTTGCCCGCCCACTGCGTGCCATGGCGAAATCCATGCAAATTAACGGCATCACGTTTCCGGGCGAAGTGAAATCGCCCCGGAAAGGCGACGTGGTTATCACCTGGCAGGACGAAAAGACGGTCAGCATCAGCATTGTCGTCCGCCCTTACGCCTGCCCTAAAACCATCAAAGTGGGCATTCAGCTGGATAAATCTCTGGAGGAAAACGCATGACGACCCGCATTAACGGCATGGCGTTTGACACTTTTATCGGTGGAACGGATATCCATGTGAAAAGCATCTCACTGGACATCAGCGATGAAAGCGCCGTTGCCAAAACCCGTGGCATCCCTGACGGCAAACTGCGCGGCCCTGTCAGTGCCGAAGGTGAAATCGAAATGAGTACCCGCAGCTTTAACCAGCTCGGGGAAGTGGCTGCTCAGGCGGGATCGTGGCGTGACCTGCCGCCAATGGATTTTGTGTTTTACGCCAACACGGGCACTGAAGAAATCCGCGTTGAAGCCTTCGGTTGTGAGCTGATGCTTTCCGGCCTGTTAAGCATTGACACCGAAAGCGCAGATCTGACCACGCACAAAATCAAGTACGTGGTGGCAAGCCCTGACTTTGTGCGTATCAACGGCGTGCCCGTTCTCTCAGAGAACGACGTGCGCGGACTGATGGGGTGAACCATGCAGGAGCATGAGCGCACCATTATCACCCTGGGCATTCTGGGTGGAATCGCTGCCGCAAGTCGGGTGCTGGCTGGCGCAGAGCCGATTACGTTGCGGTTGTTTGTGGGTCGAACCCTGCTGGGGAGCGCGCTGGGTGTTTCTGCCGCTGCCCTGCTGGTTCGTTACCCGAACCTTGACCCACTGGCCATTGCCGGCGCAGGCACTGCAATGGGCGTTGCCGGTTACCAGATTGTTGAAATCTTCCTGCGTCATATGCGCCGGAAGCTGGGCGAGAAAGAGAACAAAGAGGAGTAACAGCAATGCTGTCCCGCAGGGAACAAAAAGCTGCTGCCATTGCCTGGAAAATTATCCGGGCACTGTGGTACTGGCTGCGCAAACCTCAGCAACCTCATAAGGAGCAAAAATGAAACTCTCCGATAAGCAACAACAATTTACCGTCATGATCGGAAAACTCATCCAGTTTGCCCATCAGCGCGGTTATGGCCTGACGTTCGGTGAGGCGTACCGCACGCCAGAACAGGCAAAACTCAACGCACAAAAGGGATCCGGCATTGCCAACAGCCTGCACTGCCAGCGGCTGGCCGTGGATTTTAATCTGTTTATTAACGGTGAATATCAGACCCACACAGAGGCCTACCGCGAGCTGGGCGAGTACTGGGAATCCCTTGGTGGCGCATGGGGCGGTCGTTTTAAAAACCGCCCGGATGGCAATCATTTCAGCCTTGAGCACGACGGCGTGCGCTGATTTTACGCTTAATAAGCCTTCCTGCAGGCTTATTAAGCCCTCTTATTCTTGACTTTAAAAGGAAATGATGATGAACGATAAAAACACCCAGACTACCGCAGAGAACACCATCACTTTACAGGTCGGCGAGCATGAACTGACGTTTATCCCGACCGTAAAAGCCTACAACGACCTGCAGAACGACTTCATGCCGGATAACAAAATCGCGCCGCTGAAAAACTACCTGCGCCGTATCGTGATTAAAGAGCACCGCGATCTGCTTAACCAGTTGCTGGAAAAACCAGGAATGCCGGCCAGCCTGGCAACAGCCGTGAATAACGAGTTTGTGCCGGAAGTGGAAATCACCGTAAAAAAATAAAAAGCCATCTGGGGGCCATTGATCGCAATGACCTTACCCGGATGCTGATCCTGCGCCGCCACTGGCTGCCCGGCGAGGATGACTCGCCGCAGTCACTGGCTGCCGCCGTCTGGCTGGATAACCACTACTGGGAAAATATGAGCATCGCCGTCAATAACGGCATTATCCGTGCTTTTAAGGGATCGTAATGTCACAACAGCGCCTTGAATTACTTCTTGAACTGACAGACCGCCTGACAAGGCCGTTGCGTGCAGCCGGGCGACAGGTTCAGGGATTTGCTGCAACAAGTCGGGGAGCCTTTCGGGACATTGCTACCGGAGGCGCTGCGCTCTGGGGAGTGGGTGCAGCCATTCAGGGGGCACTGATGCCAGCCATTGAAATGGACAGGGCGCTCGGTGAGGTGAAATCACTGGGCGTCGCAGAGTCCGGATTGCGTAAACTCAGCCGCGCCGCCGTTGATTTCACTATGGAATACGGCGGGGCTGCGCAGGATTTTGTGCGTGCTTCTTACGACATCCAGTCAGCCATTGCCGGGTTAACTGACGATGAGCTGTCCCGCTTCACCACCGCATCAGCAACGGTGGCAGCAGCAACCAAATCCAGCAGCCAGACCATTACCGCCTACATGGGCACCATGTACGGCATCTTTAAAGACCAGGCTGATGCCATGGGAAAAAGCAAATGGGTGGAGCAGGTCGCCGGGCAAACCGCCACCGCCGTGCAAATGTTTAAAACAACCGGCGATAACATGTCAGCAGCGTTCACCACGCTGGGTGCCAGTGCAAAAGCGGCCGGTATTGATGCGGCTGAACAGTTCGCCGTGCTGGGACAACTACAGGCCACCATGAGTGGCAGCGAGGCCGGGACAAAATACAAGGCATTTCTTGCCGCAGTAGGCAGCGCCCAGAAAAAGCTGGGGCTTAATTTCGTGAATAAAGACGGCACGATGAAAAGTGTTGTCGAGATCATGAAACTTATCAGGGGTAAATTTGGTGATCTGTCAAAAGTGGCTGATTCCGATTTGCTGAAAAGCGCCTTTGGCTCCGATGAAGCTGTGGCCATGATTAAATTACTCAATGCGGACATTGGCGGACTTGAAAAGAATATCGCCACGCTGGGCAATATCAAAGGTATGGATAAGGCTGTCGAAATGGCGCAGGCCATGGCTGATCCATGGGAACAGGCCGCCGCAATTATTAACGGCATTCGCATCGAAATCGGCACGCAGTTGCTGCCTGTTCTGTACCCGTTTATCCAGAAAAGCAACGAAGGCGGTAAATCCTTTGTTGCCTGGTTACGTCTGTATCCCAATATCACACGGGCTATTGGTTTACTGTCTGCCGCCCTGCTGGGCATTGCCGCAGTGGGTGCCGTTGTCAACATTATGGTGGGTGTGGCGAAGTTTGTCTGGACAGGACTGCGGCTGGTCTGGCTGGCAGCAGTTGCACCCCTGAAGATTCTCATTCTGCTGAAACGCACACTGACGGCTACCATGTGGGCATTCACTGTAGTTGCCCGAACGGTCAGGGCGTTGTATCTGGCCATGTCCATTGCTATGGGAACATACAACGTCAAAGCAAAAATTCAGCTGGCGCTGCTGAAATTACAGCGCGCCGGACTCTGGCTTTATTCTGTTGCGCTGGGTGCCGCCGGCATAGCAATGAAAATCTACACCGCAGTCACCAGCGGAGCTGCAATTGCAACACAGTTACTTTTCAGCCCCATCACATTAATCATCCTGGCACTGGCTGCGCTGGGCGTGGGCATTTATTTCCTGATCACCCGCTGGGATGAGATTAAAGTCGCGCTGATGGATACTGCCGCCTTTCAGTGGGTGGCTGAAATGGTCGGCAGTATGGGGGCATGGTTCGGCAATGCATGGAACACAATCCAGGACGGCTGGAATGCACTGGTTAACTATTTTTCCACGCATTCACCACTGGATGCCCTGAAGGATCTCGCGGGCGGCATCCTGAATATTTTCAGTAACCTCTGGGAACTGGTGAAACAGTCCTTCAGTGATTCATGGGGCTGGATTGTAGGCAAGCTCAACATGATCCCCGGCGTCAATATCGACACACCGGAAAGCACAGGAAGTGGCGAAGGCTCCGTATTAACCGGCGGCAAAGCCATCAGTGCGGGACCGGGCGGCATTGCGGCAGAGATGCAGAACAACAGCGAAAACCAGACCACCATCGACAACTCCCGTCGTGTGGTTAACGTCAATGTGCAGGATCCATCCCCTGCCCGTCTTAACGAGTGGATGGAGCTGCATGCATACTGATAAACCGCTTTACATTGATTTGCTCATCACCGGCCGCAATCTCACGCTGAACAGCGCCAGTGAGCCGGTGTTATGCAACAACAGGGAAAGTATTGCCCAGGACTGCCAGCACGCCATCATTGAGAGCGGACTGGCAACGCGCCTGCTGGCTGAAAAAAGCCCGACACTTCGTGCCGACATCATGATGCAGATGACACTGCTGATTGAAGATGATGAGCGCATCACACCCGGCACGGTCAGTGTGACAGAAGAAACCCCGCTTTCTGGTCGCCTGCTGATTAGCGCCCACACCGAAGATTTTTTTGAACCCCTGACTTTTACGGTATCTCTTGATGATTAACGGCAAACCCACCGCAGATTACGAGCGCATTCTGGCTGATAACGGCATGCCGGTAACCGAAGAACAGGCACGCGCTGAATTTGAAGCCATTGTCAAAGACGAAGGGCTTATCACCAACACATCCCGCATGTCGCCGTTCTGGCGACTGATTACAGCCATCACCACAAAACCCGTGATGTGGCTGAAAGATGCGCTGGTTAATGTGGTGATGAAAAACCTGTTTCTGGCCGATGCCAGCGGTGTATTCGTTGATGTTTTTGCCTGGGCGGTAAACCTGCAACGCAAGGCCGCCACGCACGCAGCCGGCGTGATTCGTTTCACCAAGAACGACATTGATCGCGCAGTTACAGTGCCGGCCGGTACGCAGATTCAGACAGAACGCATTAACGGCGTGATTTATACGCTGACCGTTGTCAGGGATACCGTTATTCCGGTAGGAACACTCAGCATGAACATCGATGTTTCTGCGGAACAGGCCGGAGCCGGCTTTAACCTTGCGCCGGGATATTACCGCATCCTTCCGGTGGCGATTGATGGTATTGCCGGCGTTGAGAACGATGAAAACTGGCTGACCACACCGGGTGCCAACGAAGAAAGCGATGACGAGCTGCGTGATCGTGTTCGCAATCAGTTTAATCTTGCCGGCGCTTATCACACAGATGCTGTTTACCGGGGATTAATTGCCGGCGTTGCCGGCATCAGTGCCGACCGCATCTATTTTCTGCATGACGCACCACGCGGCCCCGGCACAGCAAATGCTTACATTCTGCTGGATACCGGCATCGCATCCGAACCGTTCGTTGATGCCGTAAACGCATTCATTAACGATGAAGGTCATCACGGACACGGTGATGATCTGCGCTGTTTTTCCATGCCTGAAACACGCCACACCCTGACCGTGACACTCTGGTTATATGCAACACTGAACCTCAGCGATGAGGAAATTCAGACGTTATTGCGCAATGTGGAAAATCTGGTTCGCTGTGCATTTCGAGAAAACAGCGATTATGACGTTCAGAAAACATGGCCGTACAGCCGTTTCAGCATGTCCAGACTGGGCGAAGAGATCCACCAGGTATTTCCGCAGGTGGAGTCGGTTACATTTTCTCTTCCGGATATTCTCAGTGATCTGGCTGTTCCTCGTCTGGAATCCCTTACTGTGGAGGTGAGCGCGTGAAACTTCCGGAGATCCCTGAATTCCCGCTCCCCACCTGGATGAATAAAGGCGAGCCGTTAACGCTGGCACATTCATCGCATCGCTACTGGGAAAAGGTATACAGCTGGCTGACGTGGCCACTACAGCAGATTGATGTCGACACCTGCGCAGAGCCTTTACTTAACCTGCTGGCTTATCAGCGCAATATCACCCGATTTAAAGGTGAGCCGGTTTCGTTATTTCGCTTAAGAGTGAAACACGCGTTTATTAACGCTCAGGACTCTGGCGAACGCGCCGGCTTCGAACGCATCTTTAAGCGTCTTGGCGTGGGAGACGTTAAAACACTGGAACGGCAACTGCAGCATGACTGGGACGTTATTTTACTGCGCATTAATGACACCCAGTTAAGTGAAAACAACGCGCTGATGATGCAGCTCGTGCGCCAGTATGGTCGTACCTGCAGGCGCTATTTCTTTCAGGTAATCAATACAACCACTGCCCGGCTGACAGCCGGCACATTTGATGGTCATTACAGGTATCACACAGCAGAAGCAACGGTGAGAAAGGACACCATCTGGTTAACCGCTTCGCTACAGGCAGGACATTACGGCCTGTCCGTGGAGCATTACACATTACAGGCAGACGAAGCATGAGCACAATTATTACTGAACAGTACGAACACTGGTGTGCGAATCAGCTCATCAGTGGAAAACCTGCGCGCCCGGATACATTTGTTTTTGCATATATTCCGGGACAGGATGAATCCGCAGAGATCCCCCGCGATGAGATACTCCCTGATGAATCCATGATTCAGTATCGTGCGCCGGTCACCCAGTACGGCCTCCTGTCGCCGAACGCGACCGCGTTTTCCATCATTCTGGACACGACAGTCGGCGACTTCGAATACAACTGGATCGGTCTGCTGAACGAAGAAAGCGGCGTGCTCTGCATGATTGCACACACACCTCGTCAGCAAAAAATTAAAACAGCGAACGGCGTGCAGGGAAACAACCTGATCCGCACATTTTCCATGGAGTTTGACGGCGCGGCCGCAGCAATGCATATCGATGTCAGCGCCGATGTCTGGCAGATTGATTTCACTGCGCGCCTTGCAGGAATGGATGAGGCCCGCCGGCTGCTGGCGTTTGATCACTACGGTGAAGCCGCTTTTCTGGGGGATGGTTTTCAGGTCAGCTATCAGGATGGTACCGCTACTGTTGCCGCCGGCGTGGGTTATGTGGGAGGTCTGCGCGTCAGTCTGCGCAAACCTTACAGCCTGCCGGCTGCGGTCGGGGATACCCTCTGGATTGATGCAAGCTGGCAGGGATTTGTTACCGGCGAATGGAATACCGTTTTTACGTTCTGCGCCCGCCAGGAACATGCGTCTTATACAGACGGTAACGGCTTCCGACACTTTGTCGCGCCACTTGCAAAAATGACAGGAGACGGCCCACAGGACCTGCGCCCGGAGACACCCGACGAGGAACAGAGCAATGCACTGGCAGAGCACGAAAAATCCCGCCATCATCCGGATGCAACACTGAAGGAGAAAGGCTTTGCGCAGTACAGCAACTCCACCGACAGCGACGCAGAAGACCGCGCCGCCACATCAAAGGCAGTAAAAGCTGCAATGGATAAAGCAAAAGACGCTGTTGAGCGCGACGGCGACACCATGACCGGGGAGCTGAAAATCTGTGGTGTTAATGCACTGAGGATTTTCAACGAAGCTTTTGGCCTGATTTTTCGTCGCTCTGAAGAGTGCCTGCATCTTATTCCCACCCGGGAAAATCAGGGCGAAAATGGCGATATTGGTCCCCTGCGTCCGTTCACTATTAATCTGCGGACGGGTGAAATATCCATGTCGCATAAAGTGTCTGTTGGTGGCGGCTCTCAGGTGAATGGTGCGCTGGGTATCGGCGTTCAGAACGCGCTGGGCGGAAACTCAATTGCTTTCGGGGATAACGATACCGGCCTGAAACAGAATGGTGATGGCCTGCTGGATGTTTATGCCAATAGCGTGCATGTGTTGCGTTTTCAGAGTGGCAGCATTCAGAGCAATAAACCTGTAAACGTTACCGGGCGGGTAACACCGTCAGACTACGGAAACTTTGATGCCCGTTACCAGACCAAAACAGGCGGCGTGCAGGATGTGCGTTATGGTTCCGAAATGTATTACAACCCGGGAGGTAACCAGGTATCCTGGACATTTCGCTCACCTTCAGGCCATGGATTATCTGGTATTAATGTGCAGGAAACCGGAAGTAATTCGGCAGATAACATCGGCGGCGTGTATTACCGACCGCTTCAGAAACTGATTAACGGCACCTGGTATAACGTGACGAGTGTTTAACAATGTTGCATTTAAAAAATATTACTGCGGGCAATCCGAAAACCGCAGAACAATATCAGATGACAAAACAATATGGTGTCACCTGGCTTTTTTCGGAAGACGACAAAAACTGGCATGAAGAACAGAAGAACTTTGCCAGCGACACAATAAAAATGGTTTACACCGGGGACGGGCGCGTGGTGTGGGTCGGTAAGGATGTGACAGGCATTGAACCCCGTAATGCCAGTGTTATTGAAGTTCCGGATATTACCGCTAATCGCCGTATTACCGTGCCTGGTTACTGGTTTTACCGCGATGGCAATTTTATCTTCGACTACAAACTTAAAGCGGAAGATGAGCGTGATGCACTGTTAAAACAGGTCAGCATCATGACCAGCGAATGGGAAAAAGACCTGCTGCTGGGATTAATCAGCGACGAAGACAGGGAAAAACTGAAAGCCTGCCGTATTTATACAAAAACGTTACGGGAGATGACATTCAGCCAGGTTACAGATAAAGCATCGTATGCCGCGATTGTATGGCCAGAATTACCGCAGAACATTAGCGAGAATTAAGAAGTAATGAGCGCACTGTTGACGAAAGCATTTGAGAAATGGGTTGCTGAATGCACCGCCAGTAATTTACCGGCACGCCCTGACGCTATTGTTTTTGCACTGATGGAGAGAGAGCCTTCCAGAGATGATACGATTATTCCTCCTGAAAAAATCACGCACAGGGTAAATAACCTACATTATGGAAAACTGGATCAAAACAGCATTGTGTGTAGTGCCATTGTTGCTGATAACGAAAATTTCAACTACGACTGGATTTGCCTGGTTCATCAAGCCAGTAACACATTGTGCGGAGTTATAAGTGGTCCTGTTCGACATAAACACACAGGAGAAACTATCATCCGGAATTTCGCCATCATTTTTAGCGGACTGCCACAAATCGCTCATATTACTACTCCGCCACAAAGCTGGCAGGTAGATTTTTTTTCTGAATTAAATAACAAGGCTCCTCTGGAAAGCCCGTCGTTTTCCGGAGCGCCAACCACTCCAACACCACCAAATGATGCAGCGGGTCTTGAGATTGTTAATGCCAAATTTGTACGAATGTTGATAGCTGAGGCAATGGCTCCTCAGGAAAAACCTGCCCTCCCACCGGAAACACCAAAGCCCGCTTTGCAAATCAGCAGAGTACTGCTTCAGTCCGGGGAACAGACAAGGGGGCCTTTAACAATTAATAGAAAATTTGTTCAGTCAGGGCGCACCATCCACGAACCGATAACCATTAACAACATACAATTACAAACCGGACGTCTGATGAGCGAGCCGGTAACAGTTAACAGGGGCTTATTTGTACCAGCATATCAAACCAATGAGCCACTGACAGTAGCTCGGGCAGTACTGCAGTTTGCGGTTTTATCTGCTGCTTAATAGAAACTAAATAAGGGGAATATTTTGAATATTATTAATCTGGAAGGGTTCCGACAAATTCCGGCGAATGAGGGATTGTGCGAGAACTATTATTCAACAAATATTATTTCAGCACTGAACGAAAACGG